TTCCTCTTTGAAGAAAAATGAAGTTATTAATAGTTTTTAATTGATTCAGGAAGGCGGGTTCGTCCGCCTTTCTAATAATCTCAATTCCTTGCCTGTTGTTCCATTCCTGACAAAACTTCGCTCGATTGCCGATGAATTTACCAAGCGGCATCCTTTCCCCATGAATAATCTAAATTCTCTGCAGGAAATCGCACGCGCGATCCGCAACCTTATCCGCACCGGCATCGTGACCGACGTCGACCACGACGAGGGGCTGTGTCGTGTCCAGACCGGCGGCATGCAAACCACCTGGCTGAACTGGCTGGCCTGTCGCGCCGGTCGCTCGCGCGTATGGTGGGCTCCGTCCGTCGGCGAGCAGGTGCTTGTACTTGCTGTCGGCGGCGAGCTCGATACGGCCTTTGTGCTGCCCGGCATTTTCTCTGACGACAATCCCGCGCCGTCAGCCTCCCCTGATGCGTTTCACATGTCCTTTCCTGACGGGGCGGTTATCGAGTATGAGCCCGAAAACGGCGCGCTCACCGTGTCAGGTATCAAAACCGCTGACGTCACCGCGTCGGATTCCATTACGGCCACCGTACCGGTGGTGCTGGTGAAAGCGTCGAGTCGTATCACGCTCGATACGCCGGAGGTGGTTTGCACCAACAAGCTTACGACCGGCACGCTCGAAGTGCTGAAAGGCGGGAAGATGAGTGGGAGCATCGAGCACACCGGCGGGATACTGAAATCAAACGGCGTGCAGGTGGATAACCACGCGCACGGCAACGTACAGAGCGGCGGAAGCTGGACAAAGGGGACGCAATGACGGTGCGTTATCTGGGAATGAACAGCCGGACCGGCCTCAGTATCTCTGAGGTTGAGCACATCCGGCAAAGCGTGCGCGACATTCTGGTCACGCCGGTTGGGTCGCGTGTCATGCGCCGTGAATACGGCTCGCTCCTGTCGCAGATGATTGACCAGCCGCAGACCCCGGCGCTGCGCCTGCAGATTATGGCCGCGTGCTATTCCGCGATCCAGAAGTGGGAGCCACGCGTAGACCTCTCGACCATTACCTTTGAACGGTCGGAGACCGACGGCGGGCTGTATGTCGACATCACCGGCACCCGCTCGACCGGCGGCCAGCCATTTTCCATCACCATTCCACTGAGTTAAATCACTATGGCAACCGTTGACCTGAATCAGTTACCCGTTCCCGATGTGGTGGAAGAACTGGACTTTGAAACCATTCTTGCCGAACGCATTGCGACGCTAATTTCACTCTATCCTGAAGACCAGCAGGAGGCCATTGCCCGGACGCTCACACTTGAATCAGAGCCGATTGTTAAGCTGTTACAGGAAAACGCCTATCGTGAAGTTATCTGGCGTCAGCGTGTGAACGAAGCCGCGCAGGCGGTAACGCTGGCCTATTCAACCGGTCGCGACCTTGACGTTGTGGCCGGGAACAATAATACCGGACGCCTGACCATTACCCCTGCTGATGACACCACCATACCGCCAACGCCTGCCGTTATGGAATCAGATGCTGACCTGCGACTGCGCACACAACAAGCTTTTGAAGGATTAAGTGTGGCGGGTCCGGTTGGCGCTTATGAGTATCACGGTCGAAGCGCTGACGGACGGGTCGCCGACGTCTCTGTCGAAAGCCCGTCGCCCGCCTGCGTGACGATTTCCGTGTTATCCCGTGAGGGTGACGGCACCGCGAGCCCTGAGTTACTGGCAATCGTTGAAAAAGCACTGAACGCCGAAGATGTGCGCCCGTTGGCTGACCGGGTGACCGTCCAGTCAGCCGAAATTGTGCCGTACCAGATTGACGCGACGATATACGTTTACCCCGGTCCCGAATCTGAACCCATCAGGCAGGCCTCAGAGCAGAAGCTGCAGAGTTATATCAGCGCGCAGCACCGCCTCGGGCGTGATATCCGGCTGTCAGCCATTTACGCGGTGCTGCATGTTGAGGGGGTACAGCGTGTCGAGCTGGCATCACCACAGGCCGATATTGTGCTGAGCAAGTCGCAGGCGTCGAACTGTACCGAGTACCAGATAACTATCGGGGGCTCGGATGAGTGACCGGCTGTTACCCGTTGGCTCGTCGCCGCTGGAGGTTGCCGCCGCTGCCGCGCTCTCTGAGATTCAGCGCGTGCCGGTAACGCTCCGCACTCTGTGGAACTGGCGCACCTGCCCGGTAAACCTGCTGCCGTATCTGGCGTGGGCGCTGTCGGTCGACCGGTGGGATGAGAAGTGGCCGGAGGCGACAAAGCGCAGCGTCTGCGCATCTTCGTTTTTCGTCCATCAGCACAAAGGCACCATCAGCGCATTGCGTCGGGTGGTTGAGCCGCTCGGCTTTCTGATTGAGGTGCGCGAGTGGTGGCAGCTCAACGAGGCGCCAGGCACTTTCCGCCTCGTTGTCGGCGTGCTCGACAGCGGCATCACTGATGAAATGTATCAGGAGCTCGAGCGCCTGATTGATGACGCCAAACCGGCAAGCCGCCACCTCACCGGGCTGGCTATCAGCCTGAGTGCCACCGGCGAGCTGTATGTCGGCGCGGGATGCTACGACGGCGACGCGCTCACCGTTTACCCCTACACCCCCGAGGAAATTGTCGTCGGCGGTGAATATTACCCGGCCTCGGCCATCCATTTGATTGATAACCTGAGAGTGAACGCATGACCGCAAAATATTTAGCCATTCTGACCAATCAGGGCGCGGCGCGGCTGGCGAACGCGGCGGCACTCGGTACCAGACTAAACCTGACGCAGATGGCCGTCGGTGATGCGAATGGTACGCTGCCTACACCTGACCCGGCGCAGACGAAGCTCATTAACCAGAAGCGCATCGCGCCGCTGAACCTGCTGAACGTTGATCCGGCCAATACCAGCCAGATTATCGCGGAACAAATTATTCCCGAGAATGAGGGCGGTTTCTGGATCCGAGAGATTGGTCTCTACGATGATGAGGGGATTCTGATTGCCGTGGCAAACTGCCCGGAGACCTACAAACCGCAACTGCAGGAGGGAAGCGGCCGCACGCAGACCATTCGCATGATTCTGATTGTGTCGAGCACGTCGGCCGTTACCCTGAAAATCGACCCGTCGGTGGTGCTGGCAACGCGGCAGTATGTCGAGGATAAGGTTATCGAGGTGAAAGCCTATGCCGATAATCTGCTGGCCGCACACCTCGCCGCTGCAGACCCGCACACGCAATACCTCAAAACGGCGGATATTGATAAATACATTCCGGTCGGTTTTCCGCTGCCGTGGCCGCAGGCAACACCGCCGGAGGGCTGGCTTAAATGCAACGGCGCGGTTTTTGACAAGGTGAAATATCCAAAGCTGGCTGTCGCTTATCCATCCGGTAAATTGCCTGACTTGCGCGGTGAGTTTTTGCGAGGGTGGGATGACGGGCGCGGGATAGACAATGGACGAGCGCTATTATCCGCTCAGGTCGGCTCTGGAGTTGGGATGTTCCTCGGTGGTCATTCAGATGGGACCGCATATATCCCATTGAGTGATTTCGACAGCGTTGTCGACAACAGCCCGTCATGGTCACATGTAAATACCGCAGGGCTGATTTCTTCAATTGGTGGTCAACGGTCATCATTCGGCGCTCGCCCACGCAACATTGCATTTAACTACATCGTGAGGGCGGCATAATGGCAAAAGCGACACTTAACAAACAGGGCATTACCACAAAAGCCGGTGATATGACGGTTTATAACTATGACGGTGAAACCCGCGAATATCTGACGTCCTCTGTCGAGTTTCTGGCGCTGGGCGTGGGGATTCCTGCTAATTCCTGCACCGATGCACCGGTCGAAAAAAAGGAGGGTTTCGCGGTGTGCCGAGCGGCCAGTCTTGACGGGTGGGAGTATGTCGCAGACCATCGCGGTGAGACGGTTTATGACACGGAAACCGGTCAGCCGGTCAACATTACCGCACCCGGTGACTATGCCCCCGGTGTAACTACGTTTGCACCGTCTACCCCCTGTGACCGCTGGAACGGTAGCGAATGGGTCACGGATAAGGACGCGCAGAAAAACGGTCAGGTTAAGGAGGCAGAACAGAAAAAATCCGCGCTGCTGAATAAGGCACAAAGCACTATCAGCCTGTGGCAGACTGAGCTGCAGCTCGGCATCATCAGCGACGATGACAAGGCCAGCCTGATTGCGTGGATGAAATACATTCAGTCGCTGAACGTGATCGACACCTCTGCTGCGCCGTATATTGAGTGGCCGGAAAGACCTGAATAAACGAAGCCCTCCACCCGGAGGGCTTTTTTGTATGTTGTGTTATCCCTCCACCAACGGCATTGCATCGCGCCTGCGCGACACACAACAGAAAATAGTCGCACCCCTAACCACGGAGTTAAACAGATGGGCGACTATCATCACGGCGTCGAGGTCATCGAGATTAATGATGGCACGCGCACCATTTCCACCGTCTCGACGGCCATCATCGGCATGGTCTGCACGGCCAGCGATGCTGACGCAAAGACATTCCCCCTGAACGAGCCGGTGCTGATTACCAGCGTGCAAACGGCGATCGGTAAGGCCGGTAAAAAAGGCACGCTGGCAAAATCCCTGCAGGCCATTGCCGACCAGTGCAAGCCGGTCATTGTGGTGGTGCGCGTTCCCGAAGGTGTCGACGACCCGTCAGACCCGGAAGCGGCGCAGAAAGAAACCATTTCCAACATCATCGGCACGACCGACGAAAACGGCAAATACACCGGGCTGAAAGCGCTGTTAACAGCGAAAACCGTCACCGGTGTTAAGCCGCGCATTCTCGGCGTGCCGGGGCTGGATACGCAGGAAGTGGCGACCGCTCTTGCGTCGACCTGCCAGAGCCTGCGCGCGTTCGGCTATGTGAGCGCGTGGGGCTGCAAGACCATTTCCGACGCCATTAAATACCGTGAGAACTTCAGCCAGCGCGAGCTCATGGTCATTCACCCTGATTTTCTGGCATGGGACACCACGGCGAACGAAACCGATATTGCATGGGCGACCGCCCGCGCGCTCGGCCTGCGCGCCAGAATCGACCAGGATACCGGCTGGCACAAAACGCTGTCCAACGTCGGCGTGAATGGCGTCACCGGCGTCAGCGCCTCGGTCTCATGGGATTTGCAGGAGCAGGCCACCGACGCCAACCTGCTGAATCAGGCCGGGGTGACAACGCTCATCCGCAACGATGGCTTTAAATTCTGGGGTAACCGAACCTGCTCGGACGATCCATTATTCGTGTTTGAAAACTACACCCGCACGGCGCAGGTGCTGGCCGACACGATGGCGGAAGCGCACGCGTGGGCGATGGATAAGCCCGTTTCTGCAACGCTCATCCGCGACATCGTCGCCGGTATCAATGCCAAATTCCGCGAGCTGAAAAACAACGGCTATATCGTTGACGGCTCCTGCTGGTACGACCCGGAGTCAAACAGCGTGGAAACCCTCAAAGCCGGGAAACTGTATANCGATTACGACTACACCCCCGTCCCGCCGCTGGAAAACCTGACCCTGCGCCAGCGCATCACCGATACCTATCTGGCAGACCTGTCAGACTCGGTCAACAGCTAAGGAGCTCAGAGCATGGCGTTACCACGCAAACTGAAATACCTGAACATGTTTAACGACGGTCTCAGCTACATGGGCGTCGTTGAATCCGTCACCCTGCCAAAGCTGACCCGCAAGCTTGAGAAATATCGCGGCGGCGGGATGCCGGGCTCGGTGTCTATTGACCTCGGCCTCGACGACGACGCGCTGTCGCTTGAGTGGACGCTGGGCGGCCTGCCTGACGTCGCGCTGTGGGCGCAGTATGCGTCACCGGGTGCCGACAGCGTGCCGCTGCGCTTCACCGGCTCATTCCAGCGCGATGATACCGGCGCAATTTCCGCCGTTGAGGTGGTCATGCGTGGCCGTCACAAGGAGTACGACGGCGGCGAGAACAAACAGGGCGAAAGCGGCACGACCAAAATCGCGACCGAGTGCTCGTATTACCAGCTCACGATTGACGGCAAAGAGGTCATCGAGATTGACGTCGTCAACATGGTGATGAAAGTCGACGGCGTTGACCGTCTCGCTGAGCACCGCCGGGCGATTGGCCTGTAACCCGTTAACCGGTCAGCCAGGCTGGCCGGTCACTTACTCACATTCAAAGAGAGCAACATCATGGAAAACATCAACGAAACCGCCACCATCGAAACCGAAAACCCAAACATTGTGATCCTCGATAATCCAATCATGCGCGGTGAGCAAAAAATCGAACAGGTGACCGTGTCCAAACCCAACGCCGGTACTCTGCGCGGTGTGAGTCTGGCCTCGCTGGCAAACTCTGACGTCGATGCGCTGATTAAGGTGCTGCCGCGCATGACGTACCCGGCGCTGACCGAGCCCGAGGTCATGCGTCTGGAAGCATCAGACCTGATTTTGTTCGCCGGTAAGGTGGTCGGTTTTTTGTCGCCATCTTCGGCTCGCTGACGTTCCCGGACAACCTTTCGGTCGATGACCTGATGGCGGATATCGCGGTGATATTTCACTGGCCGCCATCAGAGCTGAATTCCCTGAGCGTGACCGAGCTCATCACATGGCGCGAAAAGGCGCTGCAGCGAAGCGGACACCACCATGAGCAATAACGTCAGGATTGAGGTACTGCTGAACGCAGTAGACCGGGCAAGCCGACCGCTCAAAGCTATCCAGACTGCCAGCAAGACCCTTGCTGGCGATATCCGCACTTCTCAGAACAGCCTGCGCGATCTGAATGCGCAGGCTGGACGAATTGACGGATTCAGGAAAGCGAGCGCACAGCTTGCCGTGACAGGCCAGTCGCTTAACAAGGCGAAACAGGAAGCCGCCGCGCTGGCCGTCCAGTTTAAAAACACGCAGAACCCTACAACCGCGCAGGCGCGCGCGATGGAGGCGGCAAAGAAATCCGCCGCTGACCTGCAGCTCAAATACAACAGCCTCAGGCAGTCGGTACAGCGCCAGCGCACCGAGCTCGCGCAGGCCGGGATTAACTCCCGTACTCTCTCGGCGGATGAGCGCCGCCTGAAAACCAGCATCAGTGAGACGACCGCGCAACTTAACCGGCAGCGCGAGGCACTGGCGCGGGTCAGTCAACAGCAGGCGCGACTCAGTCGCGTTAAAGAGCGTTATCAGGCCGGTAAATCCCTTGCCGGAGGCGCTGCAGCGGCAGGCGCGGCGGGCGTCGGTATCGCCACTGCGGGAACAATGGCCGGAGTGAAATTACTCTCGCCCGGTTATGAGTTTGCACAGAAAAACTCTGAGCTGCAGGCCGTGCTCGGCGTTGATAAACAGTCACCCGAAATGGAGGCGCTGCGCAAACAGGCGCGCCAGCTCGGGGATAATACCGCTGCGTCTGCAGATGATGCGGCGAGCGCGCAGATTATCATTGCGAAAAGCGGCGGGGATGCCGCAGCGATTCAGGCGGCGACGCCGGTCACGCTGAATATGGCGCTGTCTAACCGTCGCTCGATGGAAGAAAACGCCGCGCTGCTGACGGGTATGAAATCCGCGTTTCAGATGTCAAACGACCAGATCGCACACATCGGCGACGTGCTGTCGATGACCATGAACAAAACGGCTGCTGACTTTGACGGGCTGAGCGACGCGCTGACGTATGCTGCGCCGGTGGCAAAAAATGCCGGGGTCAGTATCGAGCAGACCGCCGCAATGGTCGGCGCGCTCCATGACGCCAAAATCACCGGCTCGATGGCGGGGACGGGCAGCCGTGCCGTCCTGAGTCGCCTGCAGGCTCCGACCGGTAAGGCATACGAGGCTATCAAAGAGCTCGGCGTTAAAACGTCTGACAGCAAGGGCAACACGCGCCCGATATTCGCCATTCTGAAAGAAATGCAGCGCAGTTTTGAGAAAAATAATCTCGGAACAAGCCAGAAAGGCGAGTACATGAAAACCATCTTTGGTGAGGAAGCCAGCTCGGCGGCGGCGGTACTGATGACCGCTGCCTCAAGCGGCAAGCTCGACCAGCTCACGGCGGCGTTTAAAGCCTCGGACGGGAAAACCGCTGAGCTCGTTAAAATTATGCAGGACAACCTCGGCGGTGACTTCAAAGAATTCCAGTCAGCCTATGAGGCCGTCGGTACTGACCTGTTTGACCAGCAGGAGGGCTCACTGCGAAAGCTCACCCAGACCGCCACGAAATATGTGTTAAAGCTCGACGGCTGGATCCAGAAAAATCAGGGGCTGGCGCAAACCATCGGCATCATCGCAGGCGGTGCACTGGCAATTATTGGCATCCTCGGGGCAATTGGTCTCGTTGCCTGGCCGGTTATTACCGGCATTAATATGTTAATAGCCGGTGCATCGCTGCTAGGAACGATTTTCTCGGTGGTGGGTGGTGCCATTATGGCCGTGCTCGGGGCGCTTACCTGGCCGATAGTGGCTATTGGCGTTGCCATCGTCGCCGGTGCGCTGCTTATCCGCAAATACTGGGAGCCCATAAGCGCGTTTTTCTCAGGCGTAATGGAGGGGCTAAAGCAGGCTTTTGCCCCTGTAGTGGAACTATTCGAACCGTTAAAGCCGGTTTTTGACTGGCTGGGTGACAAACTGAAAGCGGCATGGCAGTGGTTTAAAGACCTGATAGCCCCGGTTAAGTCGACGCAGGAGACGCTCGACAGCTGCAAAAATGCGGGTGTGATGTTCGGTAAGATGCTGGCCGAAGCGCTGATGTTACCGCTCAAAAGCTTTAATACATTGCGCACCGGCGTTAACTGGCTGTTGGAAAAGCTCGGGGTTATCAATAAAGAATCGAGCGACCTTGACCAGAAGGCCGCTAAAGCCAGTGCCGCCACCGGCTCGCAAAATGGGGCTTATATTCCGGCAACCTCAGCATATGGCGGTTATCAGGCATATCAGCCGGTAACAGCACCCACTGGTAAGACTTACGTCGACCAGAGCAAGCCTGAATATAACATCAACCTGAATGGTGGCATCGCGCCGGGCAGCGACCTTGACCGGCAACTCCGCGAGGCTGTCGATAGATTCGACCGTGAAAACCGTGCGCGTAAGCGCTCAAGTATGCGCCATGACTGAGGGGGATAAAGCATGTTAATGGTTTTAGGTTTGTTTGTGTTTGAGCGCCGCACGCTGCCCTATCAGTCCATGCAGTATTCAAAGGATTACCGCTGGGCGTCAAACGACCGTATCGGCAAGCCACCGGCTTACCAGTATCTCGGGGAAGGTGAAACCACGCGCACGCTGTCGGGCGTGCTCTATCCCGAAATTACCGGGGGGCGTCTGTCACTGACCGCCATCGAGCTGATGGCAGACGAGGGGCGCGCGTGGCCGCTGATTGACGGAACGGGCATGATCCACGGCATGTATGTCATCGACAAAGTGACGCACACGCACACCGAGCTATTCAGCGACGGAGCGGCGAGAAAAATCGAGTTTAGCCTTTCGCTTAAGCGGGTCGATAAATCGCTGGCGGCCATTTATGGCGACCTGAAAACGCAGGCTGACAATCTGGTCACGTCTGCCGGTGACTGGCTGGGAGGGCTGGCGGGATGATTACGGGTATGAATATTCAGGCCGGGGCGAAGATAGCCCCGGCGTTTATGCTCAAGCTGGATAACGACGATATCACGCAGGATTTTAGTAACCGCCTTATCAGCCTGACCATGACCGACAATCGCGGATTCGAGGCCGACCAGCTCGATATCGAGCTCGATGACACTGACGGTCAGATAGCTTTGCCACCGCGTGGCGCAACGTTGACGCTGTGGTTAGGCTGGCAGGATTCCGCGCTGATAAAAAAAGGGACGTTCACGGTCGACGAAATCGAGCACAGGGGCGCGCCTGATACGCTTACCATCCGGGGGCGAAGCGCCGATTTTCGCGGGTCGCTGAACTCTCGCCGGGAACAGTCATGGCACGACACCACGCTCGGGCAAATTGTGGAGACGATTGCGGCACGCAATAAGCTGACGGCCAGCGTGGCCGACATGCTGAAAGCCGTCGCCGTGCCTCACATTGACCAGTCGCAGGAATCAGACGCGGTGTTTCTGTCCCGCCTGGCGGAACGGAACGGGGCGTCGGTTTCGGTAAAAGCAGGGAAACTGTTATTCCTGAAAGCGGGGAGCGGTAAGACTGCCAGCGGAAAGCCCATTCCGCAGATGACGCTTGAGCGCGGGGACGGCGATCGTCATCAGTTTGCCATTGCTGACCGGGAAGCCTACACCGGCGTTACGGCAAAGTGGCTGCACACCAAAGACCCAAAGCCGCAAAAGCAAAAGGTGAAGCTCAAGAGAAAGCCCAAAGAGCAACACCTCCGCGCGCTGCAGCACCCGAAAGCGACCAAAGCACCGGCAAAGGCCATAGCCAAAAAAGAGCAGGAAGCGCGCGAGGGTGAGTATATGGCCGGTGAGGCTGACAACGTGCTGGAGCTGACGACCATTTACGCGACAAAGGCGCAGGCCATGCGCGCCGCTCAGGCGAAGTGGGACAAGCTGCAGCGAGGTGTCGCGGAGTTTTCAATTTCGCTGGCGATTGGCCGGGCAGATTTATTTCCTGAAACGCCAGTCGCGGTGAAAGGGTTTAAGCGTGTCATAGACGATCAGGCGTGGATAATCAGTAGGGTGGTGCATAACCTCAACGGGAGCGGCTACACGACGGGCTTAGAGCTTGAGGTTAAGGTTTCGGATGTGGAGTACGAAAGCGAAGAATTAACGCAGTGATTTATTTTTATGTGTTTGTTATATAAAGATAAATTGAGTAAAATTAGCGCATCGGAAAATAAATGAGGTGCTCGCCATGTTTCACTGTCCAAAATGCCATTTTGCCGCTCACGCCCGCACAAGTCGCTATTTTACTGACACGACCAAAGAGCGCTATCACCAGTGCACAAACATCAACTGCAGCGCGACGTTTGTTACCACTGAGACGGTCGAGCGCTTTATCGTATCGCCGGGGGTTGTAGTACCAGCGGCACCGCACCCTTCATCTTCAGGCCAGCAACAAATGCACTGGCAGTGACCAAAAGAAAGCCCCGCATATGCGGGGCTTTCTCATTGGGCCGGAATCGTTTTTATATCGATAGTTTGGAGATAAGCTGACGTAATATTGATCTCATTTAAATTATGACAGTTATGAATATAAAAATTGGCCATGTTATTGAAATTCTACTTGTCACTAAGCATTACTAAATGCTATAAATTAATCGCCCTAAGCGTAAGGCTTAGGGGTGATGTACAGGTTGTCAACTCTCGGACAGCGACCTTCGCTGAATACCTCCCAGAGGCTGATTAACAGGTGGACGATGCTCATAACGGTCTCCATGATACTGATTACATTATACAGTGTTTCTAACATTTGCGGTGAAATGCACTTAGCCTACTTGTAGTGCTATGTGTATGAGAAGGTTGGATAAAGACCACTTTGTTAAGCCGGGGCAATGTTTTTCTGAACGACCGCAGTTCGAAATTGCCCCGGTTTCACAATTTTGAGAATTCACAAAATGGAATCCCGTGAACATCCTTGGTTTAGGAAGCGTGGTTATCTTCATTTCGATAAGCCAATTTCCATTGAACACGCTTTAGACATAGTAACAAACCCTCGAGCTGTTGCAGCTCATTCTTTTCTTCCTTTCATTACCTTTACTTCCACTA